TAGTTTTCAAATCAAGGTAATGTCTAGTTTGTTGAAACATAAAGAGTTTCTTCAAAACATAAACGATATTCTTGATACTGAAATGTTTGATAATCCAGCACATAAGTGGATTGTCGGTGAGATTCTAAGATATTATTACAAGTATCACACTACTCCATCACTTGACGCACTTCAAGTAGAAGTAAGAAAGATAGAGAATGAAGTATTGAAAGTTAGCGTTGTTGAGCAACTTAAAGAAACATATAAATCAGCTAATGAGGATAGGGAATATGTAGAACAAGAGTTTAGCAGCTTTTGTAAAAATCAACAGATCAAAAAAGCAATCCTTAATTCTGTTACGCTATTAGAGAAAGGTCAATATGACGATATCAAGTATATGATGGACCAGGCTTTGAAAGCAGGACAAGAAAAGTCTATCGGTCACGAGTATGAAAAAGATATTGAGACCAGGTATCGTGAAGAAGAGCGTGCAGCTATTCCTACATCATGGCCTCATATTAATGAACTTCTTATGGGAGGACTTGGTAAAGGAGATCTTGGTCTTATATTTGGTAATCCTGGTGGAGGAAAGTCGTGGATGTTAGTTAATCTAGGAGCTATGGCTGTACAAAGAGGCTATACTGTATGTCATTATACCTTAGAGCTATCTGAGTACTACGTAGGCAAACGTTATGACTCTCTATTTACAGGAATAGATGTACAACAGGTTCATAAGCATCGCGGTGCTATTGAGGAAGCAGTTGGCAAATTGAAAGGCAAACTTGTTATTAAAGAGTTCCCTATGGGAAAAGCAACTACGCATACCATCGAAGCCCACATCCAGAAATGCGTTGATCTAGGATATCCTCCAGACTTGGTTATTATCGACTATGTTGATCTATTGAAAAGTAAAACAAAGTCAATTGATCCCAAAGATGCTATTGACGATGTATACACGGCAACTAAAGGCATGGCAAGAGAGCTTAAAGTACCGATCTGGACAGTTTCTCAGGTAAATAGGGCTGGTGCAAAAGATGATGTCATTGAAGGAGATAAAGCAGCCGGATCTTATAATAAAATGATGATTGCAGACTTTGCTATGTCACTATCAAGAAAAAGGCAAGACAAAGTAAATGGTACAGGACGTGTGCACATTATGAAAAATAGATATGGTATGGATGGAATGACCTATTCTGCCAAGATCAGTACCAACAACGGATCAATAGAGATTAACCCAGACAGTCTAGATGATGATGAATTAACCTTTGATACATCTATGCCTACTAGTGGATCAAACAAACCATTTAGCTCTGGATTAGATAAAGATGAAAAAGCATATTTAGCATCTAAATTTTTTGAGCTCAATATATAAATTGGTTAAAAGCTGATATTTATTAGAGAAAAACGGACCAATATGAATTTCTTGATAGATCTATTTAAAAAGGCAATCAAAGGAGATAACTATCGTGTTAAAGCTACTCCTGTTAAGTACAATGATAAGATTGCACAACTTAATACCACGTCAAATAATCAGTTTGACAGGTTGACTACATCTAGGATCAATCAGATTCAGAAGACAGGTAATCCTGTTTTGACTCAAAGTAGTTCTAAAGGAACTATTCTTCCTGGTTCTTAATCGAACTAAATATCACCTAAGACTAAAAAACAGGTTGTATTACTGACTAAAAGGCTTACAGGTCTCTTAGAGGCTAATCTATTGTATAAACTATATTTTAAACTTTTATAAAACAAAACTAAAATGGACATCACGCAACAAATCTTATCTGAGATTACGGTTTACAACAAATACGCAAAGTATTTACCAGAATTTAAAAGGCGTGAAACCTGGAATGAAATAGTTACAAGAAATAAGGAAATGCACCAACAAAAGTTTCCTTCTTTATTTAATGAAATCGAAGACGTTTATAAACTCGTATATGATAAAAAAATTCTTCCTTCAATGCGTTCAATGCAGTTTGCAGGCAAGCCCATTGAAATTAATAATGCTCGTATATTTAACTGTTCTTTTGCTCCTGTTGATGACTGGCGTGTATTTTCAGAAGTAATGTTCCTTCTTTTAGGAGGATGTGGTGTAGGATATTCAGTACAGCACCATCATGTAGATCAACTTCCTGAGATCATTAAGCCAATCAAAGAAAAGCGTTTCTTAGTTGGAGACTCTATTGAAGGTTGGGCTGATGCAATTAAAATATTGATGAAGTCTTATCTTGTAGGTGGCCCTAGACCTAAATTTGACTTTCGTGATGTTAGACCAAAAGGTTCAACATTAATCACTGCAGGAGGTAAAGCACCTGGTCCAGAACCTTTGAAGGAGTGTTTATTCCAGATACAAAAGATTCTTGATCGTAAAGAGACAGGAGATAAATTAAAGCCAATCGAGTGTCATGATATTATTTGTTATATTGCTGATGCAGTATTGTCTGGAGGTATTCGTCGAGCTGCTTTGATTAGTCTATTCTCTTTTAATGACGAAGAGATGTTAACCTCTAAGTTTGGTAATTGGTGGGAACAAAATCCTCAAAGAGGACGTGCTAATAACTCAGCGACTATACTTCGTGATCGTATTCAGAAAGAAGAGTTTATGGATCTTTGGAAAAAGATCGAACTATCTAATGCTGGTGAACCTGGCTTCTTCTTGACTAATGACAAAGATTGGGGAACTAATCCTTGTGCTGAGATTGCACTTAGACCATTTCAATTCTGTAACTTGTGCGAAGTTAACGTATCTAATCTTGAGTCTCAAGAAGATCTAAATGAAAGAGTTAAAGCTGCTGCCTTTATTGGTACACTTCAAGCCTCATATACTGACTTCCACTATCTTCGTGATGTTTGGAAAAGAACAACAGAAAAAGATGCGTTGATTGGTATTGGTATGACAGGCATTGCTTCCGGTGCAGTATTGAAATTAAACATGAAAGAAGCAGCTCAAATAGTAAAAGAAGAGAACGAAAGAGTAGCAAAAGTTCTTGGTATTAATAAAGCAGCTAGATGCACAACAGTTAAACCTTCAGGAACAACATCAATGGTTCTTGGTACATCATCAGGAGTACATGCTTGGCATGATAATTTCTACATTCGTAGAATGAGACTTGGTAAGAACGAAGCTCTTTATACCTATCTTTCTATTTATCATCCTGAGTTGGTAGAAGACGAATACTTCAAGCCACAATCACAAGCTGTAGTGTCTGTTCCACAAAAAGCACCTGAAGGAGCGATCACAAGATCTGAGTCAGCAGTTGATTTGCTTCATAGACTTGAAAAACTACACAAAGAGTGGATTAAGCCAGGACATAGAACAGGACGTAATACTCACAATGTATCTGTAACTATCTCTCTTAAACCAGAAGAATGGCCAGAAGTTGGTGAATGGGCATGGGCAAATAGGAATAACTATACAGCATTGTCTTGTCTGCCTTATGACAACGGCTCATATGTTCAAGCTCCTTTTGAAACTATCACTGAAGAAAGATTTAACGAGATTGTTGGTAAGCTTCACGAAGTAGATCTATCTAAAGTAATAGAAGTCGATGATAATACTGATCAAAAAGGTGAACTAGCCTGCGCAGGAGGTGCTTGTGAAATTATATAAAGATTTCATAGAAGGAGTTCATTTCTATTTAGAAAATGGGAGAGTGGTTTTTACCGCTCTTTTCCATTTAGAAAGAGGGCATTGTTGTGGTAATAAATGCAGACACTGTCCATATGATCCAGAGTGGACAAAAGGTACTGCGAAGATAAAAGAAAAAGAGTCGGAGGATTAGTTTATATTTGATCAAAATCATATTTATGACAGTTACAATAACTTCAGAGTACGTTTACTTAGGTGCCACTCTAGTTTTGATGCTTATACAAATTCTGCAGTGGAGAATAATTGGTAAACTCAAAAGAGAGATTGAAGATTTGTGGCAGCAAATTAGTATATTAGCAGTATCCTCAGCAGGTTTTTTTGACAAATTTCAAAAGAAAATAGATGAAAAACAAGATAGACGATAAAGAGTCAAAAGGTTTAGGCGACACAATAGCAAAACTTACTCATTTTACAGGCATTGATAAAATAGCTGAGACAGTAGCTAAAGTAGCAGGCCAAGATGATTGCGGATGCGATAGACGACGTGAGAAGTTAAATGACCTATTTCCTTACAAGACAAAAGAGGAAAAAAAGGACTGATATTTATCCTTATATGCCTTTAACTTTATCAAATACATCATCTCAAGGTGGTTTTACTCTATCTAATTTTAATCTAGGTGGAACAATATCCCTATTAAATACCGTAACAGCAAGCCTATCACCAAGTTCAGGATCTGTTTATACTCAATTAAACACAATCGTAACTACTTTACGAGCTAATACAGGTAGCTTAAGAAACCCTAGCTTTTTTGTTTACTTCTTAGATGGAAATGCTTATAATATAACAGATGGTGGTAATGACATGTTTGATGGAGGTAATTTTACTGCACCATGGCTTCGCAATAGTACGAGCTATATATCGGGTCAATCAATTCCAACTCCAACACCAGCATTAAACTACGCATCTCAGTCTGCTACTTTAACAGATACTAACTTTTACTATGCTTCAATAGGATATAGTCAATCTACAGGATCTTTTCCAGCTGGTACCCAAAATCAAATCTATCACCCATTAACTTTAATTGGTGCTCGTAATGGTGCAGGGCCGATTGGCTTTCAAAAAGCTGGTAACATTGGAGCTGATGGCGGTGGGTCTTTGATTACAGGAAGCATTTATTCTGGATCTATTGTAGACGGTTTTACTACTTACGCAACATATAGACAATCTTTTGGACAAGGATTAGATCCTTCCATATGCGATGTTTATATACTATTAGGACATAATAACTGGAACTCTGTATTTGATACAGTTGTATCTAGTTCTGTTGCTGGTACTGCAATTCAAGGTGCTACTTTGTATGCAACCGGATCATCTAGTGAGATACTTGCGATGACTACATTGTTAAGTAGGTCAAGCCCAACAGCAATTCCTGCTAGTGATGTTAAAACCGTAGTAGATAACTACATCTCACTAGTTAAAACATCATTAAACTTTTAAGTAGGCTACTACATAAAAAAACATTAGCTAATTCAAATGGATTGGTTATATTTGTATTGAAATTACTAGTATGAATAAAAGTTATGTAACAGTTCAGTCTATTGACACACTCAAAGAGATGATTGATCACATTAAAGCATGTGACCTAATTGCATTTGACACAGAAACAAACAGCTTAAATCCACGTAAAGGTAAGATCATTGGCTTCTCAGTATCAGGTGAAGTAGGTAAAGGCTACTACATGCCTACGATGATATTCAAAGATGATGAGTTGCAAGATGCTTATATAGATGATAAGTTGTGCCATGATCTTGCAAAGAAAACAATCTCTCTACTTATTGGCAAAAAGTTAATCATGCATAATGCATCATTTGACGTTAAGTTCGTCAAGTGCTTCTATGATGTTGATTTGCTTTCTAGCTTGTATGTAGATACTATGTTGTTAGTGCATACAGTAAAAGAGGAAGGCGCTGGCTTTATGGGAGGTTCTGCATTCGGTCTTAAGGATATTGCCAAGATGATACAAAAAGATATCGGTCTAGATATTGATAAAGCAGCTAATGAAGAACAAGTTGCTCTTAAAGAGTCTATCAAAAAGAATGGCGGTCAAATCACAAGAGAAAACTATGAGATATGGAAAGCAGATCTTGAACTACTTTCAGAATACGCTTCAGCAGATACTGATTTAACTCTTAGAATCTATAATCACTTTATTAAGACACTTAATGATGAAAGACTAGAAAAGTTCTTCTTTGAAGATGAAGTAATGCCACTCTACAAAGAGGTAACAATTCCTATGGAACAAGTTGGTATTAAACTTGACATGGAACTTATAAAATCTAGTCGTGCAAAAATTATAAATACCCTACAAGAATACGAAGAGCTTGTAATGAAAGAGCTACTCAAAAAGCCTGATGTAAGAGCTTGGGTTGTAATGAAAGCGATGGATGCTTATCCTCCTAATAACAAAGGTACATTTGCTCAAGAGCTTATAAAAGAGATGAAGTTTGAGCTAGAACAATCTGAAAGAACAGGTAAGTATAGCATAACCAAATCAGCATTGTTACGTTTACCGGAATGTTCAGCAAAACATTTTCTACTTCATGGTGATCCTGCCGTATTAGACAAAGACGTGTCAATGAAGATTAGCATGAAGTTGTGGAAAGAAGATAATGATGGAGCTTACTTCAATATCCAGTCTAAAGATCAGTTAGGTGAGATTGCATTTGGTGTTCTTGGTATCAAACCTTTGTCTACTACAAAAACAGGTAAGCCACAATTTGATGACGATACAGTGCAATCAATTGCTGGTAAGTATGAGTGGGCAAAGAACTTACGTATCTATAATCGACTACTTAAGATTAAGAGTACATATATGGATCGCTTCTTAGATGCTCAAGAAGATGGTAGATACTACTTCTATTATAAACAACATGGTACAGTATCAGGCCGCTATGGTTCAGATGCTCAACAATTGCCAAGACCTAAAGAAGAAGGTGATGATGAACCAATTGTAATTGAGTACAATAACTTGATTCGAGCTTTCTTTATTCATGAAGAAGGTAACATATTTGTAGACTGCGACTATGAATCACTCGAGCCACATACATTTGCTCACGTATCTGGTGATGAAGGACTAAAAGACATCTTTAGAAACAACTGGGACTTCTATTCTACAATTGCAATTAAAACAGAAGGACTGAATCAGTATTCACCAGATAAAAAAGCACCTAACTTCCTTCGTAAGCTTGAGCCTAAGTTAAGAAATAAAGCAAAAGCATACGCACTTGGTATTCCTTATGGTATGGGAGCTTATGCACTAGGCATGAATCTTGGTATTCCTACTAAAGATGCAAAGAAGCTTGTTGATGGTTATTTGAATGGATTCCCTGAGCTTAAGAAGTGGATGGAAAAGTCTAAGAAACAAGCTAAAGAGAAAGGCTATGTTAGTACTCAAGTTGGTCGTATTCGACATCTTCCTAAAGTAAAAGCTATCTACGATAAGATTGGTGATGACTTACTTGATTGGAACATCAAGAAAGAAATGGAAAGACAATACGGCGTAGATCAAATCAAGAACTTGTCAAGAGACTACATCAATGGACTAAACAACTCTTGTAACGTACAGATTCAAGGCCTAGCCGCATCAATTGTTAACCGTGCAGCATTAGCTATCAATAGGAAGTTCATTGAACTAGGTATACGTGGCTGGGTATGTGCCCAGATCCATGACCAGTTGGTAATTGAGGTAGAACATACCAGATCAGAAGAAGCGGCCAGGATCGTCCAGGATTTGATGGAGAACACTACTAAACTTAGTATTGATTTGAAAGCACCTCCAGCACTGGCTCATAATTTGCGCGATGGCCATTAGCAGATATTTATAATAAAAGGTACGGTAGGCCTTTAGTTATGAAACAAACATTTATAAACCGTTCACCGGAAGGGAACACAAAAACAAACATTATGGGAACATTAAGACCATTTGAGCTCGATCCATTTGACTTGCTCTGGAAAGACCTCTTCGAATCAACACCACACTTCTCTGCTATTACGCAGAAAATATCACATCCAGTAGACATTTACGAAACAGAAGACGGCATTTCATTTGAAGTCGCCGCAGTAGGCCTAGACAAAGAAGACATCGAAATCTTAGTAGATGGAGATCAACTTCGTATCAAGTATGAAAAAGTAAAGCCGCTTAATCAAGAAACTGCAATTTATCGTGGAATTAAAAGGTCAGGATTTGACTTGAGCTGGAAAATCTCAGTTAAATTTGATCTATCTAAACTAGAAGCTAAACTCGATAAAGGACTTCTTGTTTTAGATATTCCTTATGCAGAATCTAAAAAGCCAAAACAAATAGTTATAAAATAAAAATAGGCCTACCTACCTAAGTTATGTTTTCACTTTGTAAGAATATCATCAACATTAATGGAGATCTATTTCAAATCAAGCGTACATTAAAAGAAGAGTGGATGCAAGATAAAGATTTAGAAGTACTCAAACTTTGGTTTGGAGTAGACGCAATCTTTAAAAAAGATGGCTTACTCTATTTTTGTATTAAAATAAATGAATTAGAAATTGTAAATTAGTATTATGAAAAAAATAACCCCACTAAATGGCTATGTAGTACTCAGGCCAGTAGAATCAGAAGAGGAGACGTTTGGTAATATTATCATTCCTGATCTAGGTAAAGAAAGACCGGAAATGGGAATTGTAGTAGCTACTTCACACGTATACAACTACCACACAGACAAGCTAGTTATCTCAACCTTAGAAGAAGGAGAAGTCGTTTTGATCCCTAAATTAGGTTCGCAGCGAATCGTTATCGAAGGTGAAGACTACTATATTTGTAAAGAATCAGACATATTTGCAGTAATTGAATAAAATAAACTATGAGTACAACTAAAAACGTTTTTGGAACAGAGCTTAAAGAAAAGCTACTGTCAGGTATAGAAAAGTTAAACCAATCTGTTTCGTCAACATTAGGTCCTGGTGGACGTACTGTTTTGATTCGTGAGCAAAATGGTGAAGTTAAAGTTACAAAAGATGGCGTAACAGTTGCTAAAGCATTTCACAAGCTTGAAGATGACATTGAAGATCTTGGTGCACAACTTGTTAAACAAGTTAGTATTAAGTCTGCAAATGAAGCTGGTGATGGTACAACTACATCGACACTACTTGCTACTGAAATGATTAAGCAAGGTCTTAAAGAGATTCGTCAAGGAGTTAACGCTGTTGAGATTAAGAATGAGATTGATAATATCATTAATGAAGTAGTAAAAGATATCAAAGAGTTAGCAACAGAAATCTCTTCAGAAGAGCAAATCAAACAAGTTGCAACTATCTCAGGTAATAATGATCCTGAAGTTGGTAACTTAATTGCTGAAGCACTTGATAAAGTAGGTCGTGAAGGTGTAGTAACTATTGAAGAGTCTAAGACTGGCGAAACTACATTAGAGATTGTTGAAGGTATGCAGTTTGATCGTGGTTACAAATCACCTTATTTTGTGACTAACAACACTACAATGCAATCTGTACTTGATAATCCATACATCCTACTTTATGATGGTCGTATTTCAACAGCTCAAGAGCTACTTCAAGTATTGACTAAAGCCAATTCTGAAAATAGGCCTTTGTTGATTGTTGCTGAAGATATTGGAGATGAAGCTCTTGCTACACTCATTGTAAACAAGATGCGTGGTATTGTTCAAGTTTGTGCCGTTAAAGCACCAGACTTTGGTGAACGTAAAACATTGATCTTAGAAGATATTGCTATCTTGACTGGTGGCCAAGTTATCTCTAAAGATAAAGGTTTAAAGCTTGATAAACTTACAACTCAGCAACTAGCACAGTATCTTGGTTCAACAAGGCTTGTTACTGTATCTAAAGAAGAGACTACTATCATTGACGGTAAAGGAGATGAAGATAGGATTGAAGCTAGAGCAAACGAAATCAAAGACCAGATTGATAAATCAAGTTCATTCTATGAGAAAGAGAAGTTGCAAGAAAGGCTTGGTAAGTTGATTGGTGGTGTTGCAATTATTTCTGTAGGTGGTAATAGTGATATCGAGATTAGAGAAAAGAAAGATCGTGTAGAAGATGCTTTGTACGCAACAAAAGCAGCATTAGCTGATGGTATTGTTCCAGGTGGCGGTGCGACACTTTATAGAGTAGCACTTAATCATAGAGCAGAAACCAGCAGTAATGTAGCAATCGCTAGAGATATTGTTCGTAATGCTTTACAAGCGCCATTCAAAAAGATCTTGTCTAATGCAGGTATTGAGAATTGGTTCGAGAATATTCCTGGTGATGGACAAGTATATGATGCAAAGAATCACAAAGTAGTAGATGCATTTGAATCAGGCATTATCGATCCAGCTAAAGTTGTTATCACAGCACTTAAGAATGCAACATCAGTAGCAGGAACTATTTTAACAACTGAATCTGTTGTATTCGAAAAGAAAGATAAAAATGACAAGTCAGATCCTATGATGGACATGACTATGGGAATGTAATAAAACAAAAACAATAAGTTATGAAAGCAGCCGTAGTAGGTATGCTCAATAATGTAGGTAGTAGCCAAAGCCATCATGGTGGAGGCTATTATCACGTTATGATGAACATACTAAAAGCAGAACACACATTAGGAGATCTAGACATTAATCCCGATCCTTCAACATGGAATGAGTATGAAAGACTCTATATCTTAGAAGGAGTTAACTATCAAGAGAACATATTTAACTTTATTGGAGGACCACAGCCTGAACATAGAGCTAAGATAGAAGCTATGGCTAATTACAAAGGTCTAGCTATTGCAGTTAATGTTCCTATTGATCTTAACATCTTTAATAAAAGATTTGGTGTAGATCATCAATTTGCCGCAATTAATTGTCTAGACTTTGCTAGACTACATGGAAACACTACAAGGAAGTTAGTAAGAGGTGATTCTCATTCACTTAGTGTATGGAAGCCTGGTTTTGGTCTTGATAGAACAGACGGTAAAACCCTGTTTGGCTTCTTAAAAGACGCAGACACTCTTGTTGATACGTGGAACGAACAGTATGATGAAGTAGTTTTATACTTTGGCAATATTGATTTACGCTTCCATTTAATGAGGCAAGAAAATCCAAGAGCCGCAACAGGAGATCTATTTAGAAGATATATTGAGTTTGCTAAGAAATTAAATAACGTTACTCTAGTTAATTTGTTACCGGTTGAGCACGAAAGTCGTAAATTACCTGGTACAGGTTTATATCTCAAACAACCATTTTTTGGAACAAGACAAGAGAGATCTGAATTAAGAGACGTTGCAAATAGGATAATGAATAATTCAGGACTTAAAACTATCCAATGGCCAGATGAGTGGGTTGATGAAGATGGTACAAAGATGTTTGAGTACATGGAGCCTAAACAATCAGTACACTTGAAGCCTAAATACTACATGTTCGCAAATCAATTTGTAAAATAATATGCAAAAATTTATTATCAACGAAAAGCTACTTGAAGCACTAGACGAATATGATAGGCGTAGTCTATTAATGCAACAACATGGTAGCCTAGGACTTCCTTATGAAGGCGATTTGTATAAAGACGTAAATGATGATCTAATCTATCATGTACCTATTTATGATACTGCGCATCGTAGGTTTGCTGCATTCTGTGCATTTACTGAAGCAGTATGGTATAAAGAAGAAGACATAAGAGGAATGGGCCATCACTTTACAAATCATGATATTAAAGACGACTTTGATTGGTTCATGCTCTTCTATTTATTTAGGCTTTGTGGTTCTGGTATTAATTATGTACCAAGATATAAGAAGGACCATATCAAGGACATCCTGGGTACGCATGGTTTCGGTAACTTCTGGATTGTAGATTCTATATTAAAAGAACATTACACATGGCCAGAATGGAAGCAGGACCTTTATAACCGCATCACACCTTTTACAGATAATAAAGGCTACTTACTTCCTCAGTTCACATTTGAGAATGAGACTAGAGGTCACTTGAGAAAGTTTATTCTAGAGTACTCAGAAGGATTAGTTAGACACATTTACGATGCAGTTAAAAGTAAGAGATACGACATCTACCAAGTTACAGACTTAGGTAACGAGTACCTTAATAACTTAGGATTCAAGAAGCAAAACTTTGTATTGACTGCATTTGCAGCAGACTTAGGTGAATATTTCCCTAACATGGTAAACCCTAAAGGTTGGGTATACGCAGGAACAAATGCAGTTCGTTGTATTAATGCTATCTTTCCTAAAGTTAGCCCTAGAGTAAAAGAGTTCGAGTACATCAATGAAGTATTACAATTCTTGTCTAACAGATATAACTTGAACCCAATTGATTGTGAAGATAGTAGAGCTTGTGACGTAGTTCGTTATTTCCAAGAGTATCAATCAGACCAACATGTAATTAAAAACAACGGTCGTAGAATGAATAACAATACAATTCTTAAACAAACGTGGGGCCATGATAAGTATTATGACTTCGCTCGTAAATTAAAGTAGTTATGTTTATAAACAAAGCAACAGATCAATCAAACTTAGACATGTCGGATGGTAGAGACTTAAACTACTATCTAGAAATGACTAAAGACTATAAGCCTGATTTTGACTTCTCGATAAAACAAATCGATGGCTACAATGTGATTGATGATGGAGAGTTCCAGTATGGTAGTAAAGCCAAGATGGGAGACTTCATGATTAGTCAAGTAAAAGAAGACACTTTAGTTTATGTTGCACCAAGAACAGGTTATGCTCCATACTCTCTTACGTATCTTGCAAAGAAGTATAACAAGAAGCTAGTCCTATTTATGCCAGCATCTAAAGAAGCTTCTGAACATCAACTACGGGTTATTGAAGATGGTGCTACGCCTATCTTCTTAAAGACTCCTGCTATGCCAACTATAAATGGTTGGGCAAAAGAGTTTGCACAAAAGATTGGTGCAAAGTATCTACCATTTGGTCTTAAGCACGAACAAGTAGTGGCAGGTGGAGTTAAGATATTCCATGAAGCTTTCAAAGATAAAAATATAGACGAGTTGTGGTCAGTATTCTCAACCGGTGTATTGTCCAGAACACTTCAGATTGCACTCCCGAATACTAAGTTTAATGCTGTAGCAGTTGCAAGAAATGTGCAATCAGGTGAATTAGGCAGGGCTAAATTCTATGCGTACCATAAAGAGTTCCTTAAAGATTGTGACATTGATACTCCATTTGATTGTATCAAAACTTATGACGCAAAAGGTTGGGACTATATGAAACGTTATGGCCACTCTGGAAATTGGTTCTGGAATGTTGCTAGAAATATGCCAAAGCCTACAATAAAGCCAAGTGATGTTAACTCTCAAAGAGAGTGGGGTGACAAATTAGACATTATCAAGTACTTAGGAGAATAGTTTTACCATTTATCAATTCTGTTTTATATTTATTGCATGAATATACTAGAACAAGCAAACGAGATCATCTACAAGAGATCTGAGGAAAAGGCTCGTCAATATGGGCCAATGCAAGAAGGTATGCAGGAAGCTGCCAAGATTGCATCGTTATTAAGTCGTAAAGAATTAACCGCAGTCGATATGTACAATGCAATGATTGCTCTCAAGTTATCAAGACAGGCTTATAACCACAAAGAAGACAATTTATTAGATTGTGTTGCGTATATTGCTTCACTAAACGATTATCAAAATGCTCAAAATGAAAATACAAAAGTTACGAAACGTAAAAACACCAAATAGAGGTACAGCTGCTTCAGCAGGTATTGACTTCTATGTCCCAGAAGACTTTGAAACAGCATCATTAAAACCAGGCCAATCTGTATTAATTCCATCTGGCATCAGAGTACAGGTTCCTAGAGGTTATGCATTGATTGCATTTAACAAATCAGGAGTTGCTGTTAAGCAAGGACTATCTGTTGGTGCATGCGTCGTGGACGAAGACTACGAGGGCGAGGTGCATCTTCATATGATCAATACATCAGATAAAGATCAGGTAATTGCAACAGGACAGAAGCTAGTTCAATTTGTTCTAATTCCAGTAGCATACTTTGATGTAGAAGAAGTAGAAGAGATTCAATCTAGAAACACAGAAAGAGGTGCTGGAGGCTTTGGTTCAACAGGATTGTAATATGAATAAACTAGACACAGTATTTATAAACATAGCAAAAGAAACCTCTACTCTGTCACACTGCGTTCGATCAAAAGTCGGCGCAGTTTTAGTTCGTGATGGTAATATTATTTCTTTTGGTTATAATGGTACTCCGTCTGGAATGGATAACCACTGTGAAGAAAATGGTATCACTTTAAACCATGTTATCCACGCTGAAGTGAATGCCGTCCTAAAAGCTGCCAAGACTGGCAACTCTGTAGATGGTTCTACTTTATACTTAACACTTAGTCCTTGTCTAGACTGCTCTAAAGTTATTTTGCAATCAGGAATAAAAAGAGTTGTATATTTGACTAAATATCGTAACTCTGAAGGTATTGACTTTCTTAATCAATTTATACAAGTAGAACAATATGGAGAATAGAAAATATACAACGCCTACTAGTGCATTTGAGAATATGTTTCACTATATCATTGATAAAGGTGAAGACTTTGCTAATACCAAAGCTATATTCAATCAATCTTTTACTATTGAAGATCCTACGCAAAAAGTTATTAAAACACCAGTCCGTAAGTTTAATCAAGACTATGCTGAGTACGAATGGCATTGGTATCAAAACGGCAATCGTGATGCGTCAGAGATAGCTGAACGTGCTAAGATATGGAAACAAATGATGGTACCAGGTACTACAGAAGTAAACTCTAACTATGGCTACTTCTGGAATTACAACAATCAGCTTGTAAAAGTTATTGATGAACTAAAAAGAAATAAAGAAACACGTCGTGCTATTGTTGTACATTACATACTGCACGAGATAGACAGATACAAGTATGACACTCCTTGTAATGATGTACTTAACTTCTATATCAAAGATGATAAGTTACACATGACTGTGTTTGCTAGATCTATCGATCTTGTGTTTGGCTTCTGTAATGACCAGTACACATTTGCTAAGCTTATGGAACACGTATCTCGTAAGACAAAATATCCTGTAGGCCAGATGCATTGGTTCATTACTAACCTGCATGTTTATCCTAGGCATTATAATATGTTTAATAAATAGAATATGACACGACAAACAGCAATGCAATCATTGTGGGATTATATAGATGCTAATTGTCACGAAGACAGTTTTAATATCCAAGATTTAAAAGAAGTGTCTATTCAAAAAGAGAAAGAGCAAATCATTAATGCAATTATGTATGCTCTAGATGAAGACGGTCATACAGGTGATTGGAAGATCAAGTTTGCTAATGACTATTACAATAAATTAAATAAAGGTTATGATATTCGAAACACGACTGGAGAGAGATTTTTTGGAGACTCAACTTTCCAAACTCCATAAAAAGACTTACAATCAGTTTATATGGTGGAGGCGTTATCAGCAAAGACAAACTTTGCATGATAAGAGAACTCTATATGAAAAGATAGTCAATGGAGACTATGAGCATTCTGACTATTATTACCAAGCAGAACATGAAAACTATTTGCTTGAAGATGCTACACAACATTATAAAGCATACGAAGAGAAGGTAGACAAAATAAGTCTATTCAGAACTAGGTATAAAAAGCTTCACGAAGATTATCTCAAAGAAGAAACTGAGATCATGAAGAAGATGAAGAAAGACTTTCGTATCGCATTCAGAATACCAGAGGAAGAACTTGAGACTATCATGGAATTTTTTGACGGAACTACACTAGAGCTTTATAATCACGTAAAAAAGTTGAAAGGTGAACATCTTGAAAATCGTAAGCCAATGCCAAAAGTATCAGTATCTTAGTATATTTGATTCTGGTACTGCATATAAACCAATGGGAGTTGTGGGATTGAACCCGTCTATAATTAAGAACGGTAAGAATAGCACAGTTTCTATATTGATGAATATAGCACTAAGAGAAGGTTTTGATAGCCTAGTCATTACCAATTTATACGGTTACATAAGTCCTAATCCGAAAGATCTTAAGAGTATAGTTGATCCAGTAGGTTCTGAGAATGATACTTGGATAGAGAACATGAAAAATGTTTGTAGTAAGATACTATGCATCTGGGGAAATAATGTTGACAAGAAAAGAGTAGACGAAATACTACCCTCTATAAAGAATAAGGCTTATACTATAGGTCTTACAAAGTCTGGTCAACCTAGACATGTACTACATACAAAAAAGGATGCGGCTTTATTTAAACTCTAATTGAATATTTTTCTATCTTAATTTAATTTAATATATTTATCAAAAGAAAGGTTATGGAGATTCAAGCAAAAGATTCCTTTTTCAAAAGTTTAAAGAGACTGATATGGCATCAAAGTCCTATTTATAGGACATACAGCCTATTCAGATATGACCTCCCTGCATTCTTTAAGAATATTTGGAGGTTTCGCCGTGAACTATGGTCGCATCGTTGGTGGGACTATCATTTTACGTTGAAAATGTTGAAGAGATCTCTTGAGATACAAGAAGCGGGTACACGATTAAAAGGCATAGAAGCTTCAGAGTCTCTTGATAAAAAACTTGTAAAGATGAAAAGGGCTATAGAGCTCTTAGAAAATAAAATTGAGGACAACTATATTGATAGAACAGAGGACGTGCATGGAAAGTTAGTTATGAAAGAGTGGAAGTTTGAGGAGTCTGAAAATGGTTCATATGTACTAGTTGATGAAGATACAGAAGATGAAAAGAAGCACAACAGAATGATCTTTAAAAAAGCTTACAATTTAGAGGAAAAAGAATGGGCTGAGTTATGGGAGATCATTAAAGGTAAAAAGTGGGAAGCAGGAAAAGACTGGGATGGATCAGACCTTAGAGGATGGTGGGACTAGCTATAAAAATTATTACTTATGATAGGCTTTATTGTACTGTTTATTGCTATTGCTGCTTCCATTGTTTGGTTATGGTCAGGAGGAATTAATTACATTCACAAAAAACATCCTGATTACAAAGGAGAGGACTTTTTAGATTTCGATAAGAAAGTTAACAAAATAGCCGGTAGAGATTCTTGGGATGATCTACACGATGAAATTTACTAAAGACTAAATTTAAACAGTTATGAAACAAGTTTTTGATAGAATGCAAATAGGATTATTTATCGCAGTAGTCCTAGTAGCCATCCTAGTAATTAGAGATCAGAGAACTAAGATTGAAAAGTATCAGTATTCAGAAGGAATGCTTCAAGGAGGCGACATTGCAAAACAGCAATACATAGACTCGCTACAACACGTAGTTGATTCACTACAGTCTGAACTATTTACAAAAAAATAAAGAATATGCCTGTATTTCAAAAGAAGCGAGTATTTGTAGAAGCAATCAAATACACAGACCCAGAGTCAGTAAAGAAGATCATAGAAATGAAAGGATCGGGAATAGGAATTAACAATTCAGAAGAAGGTCTTTACATAACTACACTAGAAGGAGTTATGAAAGCAGATAAAGGAGACTGGATTATTAAAGGAGTAAAAGGAGAGTTATATCCTTGCAAGCCAGATATTTTTGAAATAACATATGAACAAGTATATGAGTAAAATATTTTTAGTCGATATTGACGGCACTATCTGTGATGATATTAAGAATGAAGACAGTCATTTGTATCCTACTGCAAATGAATACCCAAATGCACGTAACATACTAAATAAATGGTATGATGAAGGCAATCAGATTCACTTCTTTACGGCTAGGCAAAGTAAAGATAAAGAAGTAACAGAGACTTGGCTAAAAGAACATGGCTTTAAGTATCATGGACTAATCATGGACAAACCAAGAATAAAAGATGGGCAAGAATATATGTGGATAGACAATCGTAAAGTTAGAGCAGTCACGTATGTAGGAGCGTGGACAGAACTAAAAGAAGTTAACGCTAACATTCAAACATTTAATAATGGAGAACAATCGTAGATCATTTTTTAAAGGACTAGCAACATTCGCTAGTGGAGTAGTAACAGCTAAAGTAGCTTCGTACGTACCAAAGAAAGAAGAACCAAAAGAAGAGCAGATGGTAACTAACTATCTTACTATTACGCACGAAGGAGTAGAATATCATCCGCTTGTTGTAAAGAAGACAGACGCAGATAGAATGATACCCGCCGAAAAACCAAAAAATGAATTCGGCATAGTAGGATATAAAGCAACAATTAGAAAAGCAAACGTATGAACAACATAGATCGCCAATATAAAGAACTATCATATCATATTCTGAATTTTGGAATAGATAAAGCAGACCGTACAGGAACAGGTACTAAATCAATCTTTGGTTGGCAGATTAGACACAATATGAAGGACGGATTTCCATTGCTGACTACAAAGAAAATGGCATGGAAAACTATGGTAACTGAATTGTTATGGTTCTTAAGAGGCGATACTAATATTAAATTTCTATTGGATTATGATTGTCACATTTGGGATGGTGATGCCTATAAAAACTATTGTAAATGGTATGATTCTTTGATAAACGCCGAACTTCCTCAAAAATATACAAAAGAAGAGTTCATCAATAAAATCAAAACCGATGATGAGTTTGCTCATAAGTGGGGTGAATTAGGTCCAATTTACGGTAAGCAGTGGAGAGATTGGAATGGTAGAGATGAAGTAAAGCTAACTGATGAAAAAGATGAGAATGGCTATTTGAAGTTTGAAAAAAATCATATTAAAGGTATAGATCAAATTCAAAATCTAATCAACGAACTTAAAACAAACCCTGATTCAAGGCGATTGATGGTTAGCGCTTGGAATGTAGAAGACTTAGAAAAGATGGTGCTTCCACCTTGCCATTATGGGTTTCAAGTATATACTAGAAAGTTGACTTTTGATGAAAGATATAATTTATATTTCAAAAGCGATAAAACTTGGGAAGAAGAAGGAGGGAATGCTTACGGTAAAATAAATGCATTAAATATGATGGATGATGCTGATATACCAACTAGAGCAATCTCTTTAATGTGGAATCAACGCTCAGTAGATACTTTCCTTGGCTTACCATTTAACATAGCATCATACGGTTTACTACTCGAGATTATTGCTAAGGAAGTAAACATGATGCCTGAAGATTTGATTGGCAATTTAGGTGACGTACATTTATATAATAATCATATTGAACAAGCTAAAGAACAACTTAGTAGAACACCTTATGAACTACCTAAGATTCAAATAACTGAAAGGAATTGGTATATGCATGAAGCTGTTAAAGAACATTTAGGCGAAAAGACATTTGATCAAAAGATCATGAGTTATAGACCAGATTGTTTTGAACTAATCGGATATGAGTCACATCCTAAGATCAAAGCACCTTTATCAAACTGATCTTTATTTTATCCAACTCTGTTAGCCGTTACTATCAAAGATGGAACAGCAGGTCCATAAGGTGGAGTTGGATCATATTGAACTCTAGCATCAGCATTAGAAGATGCCCACATGATTTGAACATAATCACCTGCTGCGGCATTAATAAACCAGTTCCAAGCCCCTACAGTTTTTGCATTAGATCCACCTAAAACTGTCACACCAGTATTTGAGATAGGAATATCTGAGTTATTTTGTTTAATCCAAATGTATGTGATAAAATCAGAGCCTGCTGATGTTTTATCCATTTGCGCTGAGAATTGTACGTTATAAACCCCAGCGTTTGCAAACTTAATTTTGTCTTGTATAGATCCTGATACAGTAACTCCATAAGAAATATCTGTCGTGCTTAATGACATAGTGTTAGCTGTACCTGGTATAGAGTTAATCATAGATGCTGTATGGAAAAATGAGCCATAATAATTTGCTACACCAAAAGATCCTGTTTGACTAGGGAGTATTACAGATGAAGATATCTGATTAAATACAGTATTTCCTACAGCCTGTACTGTCGTCTTTTTAGTTACACTATTATTTACAATCGCAAAGACATCTGTTGATTCTGGAGTTGCTAATGATGGTAAACCCGATATCGGTAAATCTGGCATGTTATATTGTTTTTTCTACTGTTACGTAAATTTTTGATCCGTCTTCTTGTAGTATATAATACAAGTCTTCTTGTTGTAAAAAACCCTCTTGAACTATTGTTTTAGTGGTAGATCTTCCTCCACACTCTATACTATGTCTAATCATCTCAACTTCACACAAATGCTGCCTATATTTTTGAACTTGCTCACTAAGAGGGAGTTTTGCTATATTAGGTAGTTTTACAAAGTGGAGCCAAGGAATGTCTTCAATGATCATATACATATAAATATCTCGGAATAGAACTACTTACTATATGTATTTTTTATATCAAATAAAACATAATTTGTATATTTGTGGTATGACATCTGAACAGAGACGGAATTGGCTTCTTAAGACTATGAGGAAGCAAACAGATCAATGGCTTCAAGAAGACAAATATGAAGAGTGGCAGAAGAAGAATAAGCCAAAGCACACATATACATTTAAGCCAAAAAGAACAATTAGGACAAGCGATATTTATAATAAAGAATGTCTAAAGTATTATCCTCAATTGCAATAGTTCTTTTACTTAATGTGTCATTAAAGGCACAAGATACAGTTAGATTGGTTCATAAAGAGTACGTTACAGTGTTCTCTAAATCTTTAAAGTATCCTGTATTGGTTGAATGGTGGTTAACAAAACAAAAGGTTAGTTGTACAAATCCCATTCCAAGAAAAGACCAGTTCATTCCTGATCCGCTTCTGGCCTCTGAAACAGATTTGACAAAAGATTATACAGGTTCTGGTTTTGATCGTGGCCACATGGCTCCAGCAGCCGATAATCAATGTTCTGGG